AGAGTCAAAGAATGGAATGGTGTTACCGATGTAATGGAGGTTGGTATTATAGACGGTTCATTCAGAGAAGGTGAGGTATTGACTGGTTCAGATTCTGGTGCTAAGTATATCATTGGTGGTGTAAACACTGATGATATTGTGACACCATTTGCAGATAATGATAACATCGAAACAGCTGCTGATGCTATCATTGATTTCTCCCAATCCAATCCTTTTGGAATGCCTTGATACAAAACTGTTAAATAGAGGTATATACCTGTAAAATAATGTTTGAGTATTTTTACAACGAGATCTTTAGATCTGTTATCATTGGTTTTGGATCAATGTTTAATGGTATACAGATCAAGCATAAGGATGACTCTGATGACACCGTAAGTGTCATCAAGGTTCCTCTTGCTTATGGTCCTACTCAGAAGTTTCTTGCAAGATTGAATCAGAACCCTGATCTTAATCATCCGACTCAGATGACACTTCCAAGAATGTCATTTGAATTCACAAATCTTGCTTACGATCCTTCACGTAAGACTACTCAAACCCAACAGATGGTGATTACATCTGCTGATGGATCAGAAGAAAGAAAAACATATCTTCCTGTTCCATATAATATGACGATTGTACTTTCAGTTTACACAAAACTGAATGATGACATGTTACAAATCGTAGAACAGATCGTTCCATATTTTCAACCAGGTTACACACTTCCAATTAAGTTTCTAGGAAACTTTAATGAGGTAAGAAATGTTCCCGTCGTCTTAGACAACATTGATATGTCTGACGAATATGAGGGTAACTTTGATACGAGAAGAGCACTTCTCTACACATTTACATTCACAGTCAAGACAATGGTCTTCGGACCTCTCAAGGATGTCTCTGGCGATATCGTCAAGAAAGTTTCTATCGGTTACGTTGCTGGTAGTAAGGACGGTAGTAGATATGAAAGAGATCTCACGTATCAGTCTACGCCAAGAGCACTCAAAGATTATGATGGTGTAGTTGCAACGTTGTTGGCTGAGAACGTAGATATGAATGAAACGGTGATTGACGTGGATAATGGATCCGCACTCACTGAAGGATCTTATATTTACGTTGATCAGGAGGAGATGTACATTGAGACAATCGCAGATAATAAGATTGTCGTTAGAAGAGCTCAAGATAAGACACCTCTTCAAAATCATGTCAGTGGAACAAAAGTCTTTAATATCAACACTACCGATAATAACATGATCGAACTCGGAGACGACTTCGGGTTTGATGGTTCTGTATTTTGAGGTTGAGTATGGATAAGTATGAAAAGCTCAATGAAACTTTTGATGTTGAACCCATCGAAGTAAAGAAGGAAGTTAAAAGTGTCGAAAAACAAATCCAAAAATTCGAAAACTCCAACGAAGATATCCGTAAAGACTACGAATATACCAGGGGTAATTTATATTCGATCATTGAAAAGGGTCAAGAAGCAATCAACGGTATCCTAGAACTTGCTCAAGAGAGTGAGATGCCTCGTGCATATGAGGTTGCTGGTCAACTTATTAAGAACGTTTCTGATGCAACGGATAAGTTGATGGATCTTCAAAAGAAACTCAAAGATGTAAATGAAGAAAAAGACAAAGGCCCTACCAATGTTACAAACAATGCATTGTTTGTTGGTTCCACAGCAGACCTTCAAAAGATGTTAAAGAACGTCAATAAAGATCTAAATACTTAAAAAGATAAGAAATGGCTGCCACTCCTGCTATAAACATTGTAATCCCACAGGGTGCAGATTTCAGTGAAAGTTTCACTTCAACTGAGTCTGATGGTTCCCTTTCTAATCTTAATGGATACAGTGGTGTATCAAAATTAAAGAAGTATGCAGGTTCTCCAACTTCCTTTGATTTTACTGTAGGAATAAACACAACAACTTCTGAGGTGTCTATTGCAATGACTGCACCTGTGACGACACCAATAAAACCAGGAAGATATTACTATGACATTGTTTTGACATCTTCTACGGGGGATGTCTCAAGAATGGTAGAGGGTTCTGCTATCGTAACTGCTGGTATTTCGACTTAATAAAAAATGCCTGTAATCAAGAGGTCTTCACAATCGTCAAGACGAGTTGTTTCTTCATCGGCGTCTAGTGCTGCAATAAAAAAGAAGGAAGAACAAAAAGTAAGTCCAACTCAAGCCGACACTTCATCATCATCAATAAAGAAAAAGACCGAAGATACCTCTACACCAGTTCCATCTGTAGTTTTCCCTAAAAAAATTAGGGATATGAATGATACAAGTTTTGGAACTCTAGATTCAAGTAAAGACGGACAACTTGTTTCTTATAGCACAGCAAATGATAAATTTGTATTAATTACTTCTGATGATTTATTGATTGAGTCTGTTGCTGATGATGATCTTCCAGATGAATTTGTAGATCAGATAAACGATGAAATAGATATAACAATTTCAAGCATAGATGGTGGTTCATTTGTGGGTCTTCCATGACTATTAGAAATCTACAAAATCTTCCTGATGCAAATTTTGGAAGTTTGTCTAGTAAGAATAAACAAGTCATGACTTACAATTCATCTTCTGATGAATTCGAATTAAAGGCAATTGACCCAATACTTGTAAGTGCTGCTGATTCTCCACCACTCCCTACAGCATTTGTTTCTAAGGTAAAACGTGGAAAGGAATTGGTTCTCATTGTTGATTATGGCACATTCTAAATAGTAAAAAACATCTCTCAGATGAGTGACCTAGGAGATTTCTTCTCTCTTATTGGAGAAGAAAAAAAGAAGAAAGAGGAAAAGAATAAAGAATTAATCGGAGAGGTATCACTTGGTGACCTTTTCACAAGTCTTAGTGAAGAAAAAAAGAAGCAAAAACAAAAACAGTTAAAAAAAGATCAAGAGTTAGAAAAAATAAAGAAAGAAGCAAAAATATTCGAGAACTTATTCTTCTCTCAACCAAAACCTGTTGATACCACAGATTGGAGAGACGATTATAAACCTATTGAAATTGAATCTGAAGATATAATCAAACCAGAACCTCTAAAACCATCAGAACCTGTTGCCGAGGTAGAAGAACTTGGAGAGAGTGTAGAGGAACTAGAGACTCTTGCAAAGATAAGAGACGATGTAAATGTAGAAGTTGACAAGTCTAATAATATCCTCAAGAGTATTGAAATTCTTGATAAAATTAGACCAGAAGAAGAGATTGATGAGACAGGTACTGACAGTGAAGTAAGTAGATTAAGAAGAGAAATAGACCAACTTCGTAAGATGGTTTATGAGACTGTCAGACATACCTCTACCATTGGAGGTGGTGGTGCTGGGTTCATCAAAGATCTTGATGATGTAAGTGTTTCTGGTATTCAAAGTGGTTATGTTCTTACTTGGGATGGACCTAATAATAAGTGGGTACCAAGAGCTGCTTCTTCTCAGGTTGATTTAGGACCTCTGGCAAATGTGGCCGCAGCATCAACCACATCAATTACTCAAGGACAAACTCTATCCTTTAATGCAACTACAGGTCAATTTATCACAACATCGAGTGTTGGTGCAGCAACAACAAACATCGGTGGATATCCTATTACGGGTTCTTCACCAGGAGACAACAACGTTATTACCTTCAACCAGTCCTCTGGACAATGGGAATACGATACACCATTTACAATTGTGGATCTCTCAGATGGTGTTGAGGATAATGCAATTGACTACGGTGCGTTCCAGTAACGTATAAATAAAATATAGGATAAAAGAAGTAAGTACAAAACATGGCATCTCCGACCCTTAAGTTTAAAAGAGGCGCCCTTGCCGATCTCCCAACTCTGGCGGTAGGTGAACCTGGTTTTACGACTGATAAGTATCAACTGTATGTTGGCTCTCCTTCTGGTAACCAACTCATTGGTGGTGGTAATTTTTGGAATCTTGAATCTAACACCGAAGGCGGTGGACTTAAATTATATGAAGCAACCAATAATGGTACAAATTATGTTGAACTTCAGGCACCAGACACACTGGGTTCAAATTTAGAACTTACTCTTCCAAGTGCAGATGCTAGTGCTGATGGACAAGTACTTAAATCAAATGCATCAGGTGTATTATCATTTGGTGAAGTAGCAGTAACTCATATTGATATCGACGGTGCTACTGATATTGGTGCGGA